ACGATTTTTATTTGCATCTCTTCGTACTTTCACATACGGATTCATTGTCTTGCTCATTCTTCCTCCACGTCAATTAAATACATTACTTCAGCTTCTCTAAATAAAGCCTCAGCAGCCTTTGTTGATTTATCCCATTCGGAATTGTATATCTTAGGTCTCGTAGCGATAACCTTTTTTATACCAACTTGAATAATACCTTTCGCACATTCACTACAAATAGGTAAACCATACACGTATAATGTAGAATCTTTTAAAGAAACTCCATTTAAACTAGCATTATATATAGCATTCATCTCTGCATGTACAACTAATTCATACTTTCTTTCACGATTATTTAGTCTATCGCTAGTATCATTAATGCCTCGTGGAAACCCATTATACCCTTGTGATAATAATTGGCCTTTTTCACCTATAACAACTGCACCAACTTGTGTGCTTGGGTCCTTAGACCATGTAGATATTTCTTTGGCTAGGTTGGTATATTTCTTTCCCCATCCTTGACCTGTTAATAAAGTGCTCATACGTCAAAATCCTCAAATTGATTTACTTTTTTAGGTGGCTCATCCCTTACATTTAGAGTTTGTGCTGTATCTTCTACATCGTACAGTCTCATCTTAGCTCTATCAATTCCAAGTACAAACTTCTTGTTTCCACCTGTAGGATCATTATACCTATTCTTTAATTGTTTAACCATTATTTGGTTAAGGTTCTCTAACTCTTCTGTAGATATAAGTGCAAACATAAGATCTGCCGTAGCTGGTAAACCAAATGATTCACTTGTATCTTCTAAGCCAACATCAGATGATGCATAGCCTGAACGAGTAGTTTGTGTGGCCGTAACAATAGGTAAGTTATACTCTACTGCTAAGCCACGCAATTCTTCTGCAATTGCTTTGACCATAATATATGAATTGATTGCACCACCCATAGATTTCATTCTTGATGAGGCACATATATTTAGATAGTCTATACAAATAAGATCAGGTGTGAAGTCACGTTTGATCTTTAATTCTTTCAGTAATGCCCTAAAGTGAATAGAACTTGCAGCTCCTGTAGGATACTCTTTCACAATAAGTTTACCAATACCTTTATCAGTAAGCTTATGCATCTTCTTATCAAACATATCCTTACTTAGATTCTCTAACTGGTCAATAGGCACATTCATAAGATTAGCATCTATACGTTCTGCTATCCTTTCTTCTGCCATCTCCATAGTTATATATAACACATTTTTCATTTGTGTTAGGGCACCAGCTGCAACATGACACATGAATAAAGACTTACCTACACCTGTACCAGCCAAAGCAACATTAAGAGATTTCTTAACGAGACCACCTTTCGTGATTGTGTTAAACTTTTCTAAGTCAAATGGTAGGTGTTCCTCTTGCCTATGATAGAAATCATAACGACCATCAGAGTCATCAACATAATCATGACCAACTCTCATATCAAAGTTAACACCTAAAGCTTCTGCTAATACGGTAGGTAATGCATTCTTATCTAATGTATCATGCTTACCTTCAATAATATTAATTGAATCCATGATTGCCAAATAGATTGCTCGGTCTTGGCACCACTTCTCAGTCTTTTCAACTAACCATTCTTGAGTATGTTCTGCATCTTGCTTACTCAATTCAGGTATAAGTGCAAGAGAATCTGATGTGATCTTAGGATTATTCTTTAACTCAATAGTTAAAGCATCAGCACTTGGCAACTTATTAAACTTATTAACAAACCCAACAATCTCATTAAATACTGATCTGTGTGGATCTTCAAAGTATATAGTTTTCAAATGAGGAATAACCGTTCTGGTATAATCCTCATTGAGCATTAAGTTTCGTAAGATTAATGTTTCTATCTGCATTAAATATCCATATCTTCAGGGTTATCTTGTTTAATCATATCAGCATGACCGACTTCATATTTGTTCTTAATGTAATCTTCGAAATCTGTCTTTGCAAAAATATCTGTCCAAAAATCTTTTTCCAATGTTTGGGCAAGTCTAACCTTTTTATCTTCTACTTCTCCAGTAGATCGGTCAACCTTTGAGTACCAACCATTAGATGGTTTAACTACATATCCACCTTCTATTGCTACATCTAATAATCCAGAATATGTTTCAATACCACCTTCCCATGTAACTGAGATAGGAATCTTAGACTTCTCACGGACAAACCTTGATTTTTCTACATTAATGACAAAGTTATATCCTGTAATTTCAGTTCCCTTTTTCTCTTGCTGACGGCCGATGATCCAGATATTATCTGAGGAGTAGTAAATACCTGTACCACCGGACACGACTGCTTTAGGGAATAAGCCGATTTCTTGATATGTGTGGTTGACTGCTATCAATGGAATATCTCTCATTGTTAGGTAGGGTGTTGTCATTCTAAATAGACCTTTGAGGGCTTTCGCTCTCGACATATCTGCTACTGACTTTTCATTCATAGCATCTTCAAGCTCCTTCTTCGAAGCAAGATTTCCGACAGAGTCAATCATAATAATCACTTTGTCGGTGCGTTCAATATTCTCAAGCTGGGATATCAAATCGAATTTCAGCTCTTCTACATTAGTAATGGGACTATGTAGTACGCGGGAAGTATCAATACCGAACGACTTAAAATATTGTTGCGGGCTACCAAACTCTGAATCATAGAATAACAAAACAGCATCTTCATACTTATCTAAGTATGCTGCAGCCATGAGTAGTCCAAAACTAGTTTTGAAATGCTTACTTGGTCCTGCCAGTACTGTTAGTCCAGATGTCAGACCTCCGCTTGGATCGCCTGATAACGCAACGTTAATCATAGGAACAGGTGTAGTCACCATATCCTTATTACTAAACAATTTACTTTTGTCTAGTTGTGAAGACTCTTTGATACGAGAGTTCTTCGCGAGCTTATCCATTATGCCCATATTTTTTCTCCTCTAATAATTAATTGATATGTATATTATATCACAGTTATATTGGAAGTACATACTGCTCACCAAAATCTTTTCGCCTATATACTTCAGGTGATATATGTACTGAACTAGTGCCTTCCATTTTTGTTTTAGCAAATACTTCAGGATCCATGGTTAACCACTCTTGTGGATACATAACTTTATTCATGCTTACCATATCCATGGTCTCAATAATTCTTTCAAGCATTTGTGTTCTTTCAAAGCGTGTACCCCAAAATGGTTGGTTCTTATAATAACCAGTCTTTGGTAATCTTCTGTCTTCAAACTCTATAGGCCATGGTACAGAATATTCTACTGGAAATGGTAAGCTATCACCAAATCTTTTTAATTCAATCCACATATCTCTTGGATCAATACCTAATCTGCAAAGGTGATGTCTTACATCTATATTACCAAAGCTTAGTGTGATACCTTGTAGGTTATTACATTTCCATATATGATCTCTCACATATTGAAAGTTAGAACGTAATTGTCCATTGAGTGTAAGACCATTTGTCTTAATGACCATACTTCCTGGTGCAGCGAACGCTGCCGTATGAGAATCACCAATTGTCAACCAAGTAGTGTCAAGATCTGTAGACAATAATGTTTTTGCACTATCGCATTTAGCTTGAACACGTTTACACCATTCTTTATCTTCAACATCTTTTCTCTTGGCTAACATATTACCATACTCTGGCATATCCATGTCAAGTGAAAAAACTTCGTTTGCTGCTAAGAAATTATCTATACGTTGTTTAAGTTCTTCGTTAAACCCACCGAATAGATTTAGACCACCACCAAAGTTTACTCCATGATCTAAGTATAATACCTCGGTTGGATGAGCATCATGGTTAATACCTACATTTAAGTTCTCTGCCCATGTCCTAGCCCAACCATATCCATGGCTGTTTTTCTTACGTGGTATTTTATTAAATGTTCCTGTAATCATAAGTCTTTATCCCATTTTCTATAGCTATCAGTTGTTTCATATAGCGTCTCATCTTGTAATACTGGCTCTTTACCTACATTCCAAAATAATATATCTTTATCAGTATTCTTTGGAATATATTTCCATACTTTTCCATCGTAGGTATCTATGTTTGGAAATGGTGGTAAGTTCTTTTTATCCTCACGAGCCGTGAAAGCTTTTTTCTCAGATATTACTCTTGCTCTACCTAATTCACCAGCCTTCATGTTTCTACTTACAGCCACAGAAACAAACTCTGCATTTGGCCAAGCTATCTGCAATCCACGAGTCAATACACCAGTTGATGTAGCAACCCATACTTGCTCAGGTTCTTTTATTTGACTTGCAACCTTTACAATTCCTGCTGTAACCATTCTATGTTTTAATCCTAACGGTACAAAGAATGCATTTTCTTTTTTATCAGCCCATTCCTTTGCTATCTTATTTAGATTAGGCATGGCAGCAATTCTATGAAAGCTAACCTCTGCACCTTGCTCTATACAACAAGCTTGGTGATGTGAGATCTTTTTAGATGATGGCATGAATAATCTTACAGATTTATTATGTCTCTTTGCTACATCTAATATACTTACACCAGCTAAACCAGTTCTTGGTTGAACATAAACTATAGTGTCGATATGACGTGGAAGAGAACTAATAAGACAATCTCCACCACGAACTTTAGATCCAACTAAGTCATCATCTCTTACAACTCGAATACCTTCATGCTCAACAATACGTGGAGCTGGATTAGGATCAGTCCAAAACTGTGCAAGATCTAAGTAATATTCCTTTGCTTCCTCAGGTTGCATCATACCGATATCGATATTGAATCCGTCTTCTACATGTTTATTGTGTGGCATTATATTGGTAGTGTATTATTATTTGGTGGTGTACCTTGTCTTTGCTTCCAACCAGATACCCATCCGCTGTTATTAGTTATAGTACTAGGAATATGGTCAAATGTACCGTTACCTCTTGGTACATAATTCTGACCAAATCTTACAAAGTCACACATAACATCTTCAAGATCTTTTGGTCTACCGCCTGTACGTTCTCTTAATATATCCATAAACTCATCTGGCTTATATCCTGATGATAGCTTCTGCATACAACGAACAGCATTGTTACCCAAGTATGTGTGTGAATCTGGATCTACTGCTGTAGGAAAATAATCTGAACAGTCCATAGAGAATGCTGCATATTGAAAATTAAATTTTCTATGACCTGCAGATTTATTATATGCATTAAACCAATCTACAATCTCTTTATGAGTTTTCATTGTCTTTCTATACTCACCATCTATCTTTTCATATAATAACCAATCAACAAATTTAAAGATTAATGGTGGTAATTCTTTTGTCATGAAGTCTACATTTGTTGTGCCCTTCTTTGGAGCAGGAGGTTGGTTACCAATAGAAGTAAAGATTGGTCCTTCCTCTTTACGCTTTATTAGATCTTCACACATTTCTTTTATACCATCTTTACCAAACTGTGTACCCCAATATTGTATAATATTATTACGATATCCATGGTCATTTTCAAATGATGCACCAGAACCTGTAATGCGATGACACATCATAACAAAAAACTGTGCAGATAAACCCCATGTGATCTTATCATTCCATGTGTTAATCTCTCTACGTCTTTCGTTTTGCCATCTCCATTTAGGAGTCTTTGAGCCAAGGAATAAATCTTGTAATACATTTGAAAAGCCAGCAGCATTTCTTGTATAACAATCATAGATGTCAATCTTCTGCATAAGAGGATCATTAATTTCTTCATCGGCTTCTGGTCCTTCATAATCTAATGGACCCCAATTGACATTATCCTGAAGCCATTTAGCTCTTGGATAATAATAATTAACTAGCACATCAAGTGCTTC